GTACGTTAGAAAAAAACTGAAGCCACTTGCTCCATAACTTTATAGTCAAATTTCTCAAACTTGTCAATCATAGTTCTGCTTTGCCCTGTAACGTAGGATAAGCACCGCAGCGTGTATTCCACTTGTTGCTTCGCTACGTTTAGACCTTTGGTGATTGCAGCAAGCTGAGAAGGCTTTATTCGCGTTCTAAATACGCATTCGCTAACGTGTATTTCTCCGCTGTCTGTTTTAATAGGAAATACTAAAGAGTATGTTGGTTTATTGTCAACGAATACAATCAAGCCTTTCTGAATTGCTTTTAAAACTTGCGGATATTCATCTTCAAGTTTCCAGTTCTCCGGGCGTTCGTATGTATAAGTTTCAACAAATTCCCCTAACTCGTCTAGAGCTATTTCCTTAGTAACCTTGTCAGGCTGCTGAAGAGCATTTTTTTCCGTGTTCATATATAATAATTTAATTGTTAACTAATTTTCTCAAGCTTACTGCCGCCAGCAACTTTCAACGTCATTTGCGCAGTATTTGTATCCACTACAATGTCACCCACGATTTTTCCAAGTCCTTTCCAAATAACTCCGGAAATATGTGTAATTGTCCAAGTTCCTAATTGCGGGCTTTCAGCTAATATTGGTAAATTTTCAAGCTCATTCCCTGAAGTCATATCTACTGCGACAGGCCCTTCCATACTCCACCTAACTCTATTCATTTGGTCTATCATTTCGCCGCTACCTGTTACTGAATTAGCATCGTCGTTAGACCGCAAACCGCCCGGGTCAAGATTGAAAGATTCGTTTGATTTTGCTTGAAATCTGAACTCCCCTGCAACTGGATGATTAACTGTGATTTCAAGTATGTCACCACCTATATACTTTGGCATATCTTTTTATTTTTATTGATTATTAATTATTAAAATCCTGCTTCAACGTCCGCGGACTGTATGCGAGCAATACCTGTTCTTTTGTATCGAAATGTCGTTTCAAATCTGTCAGGATTTGTTGGTGAAACCTGAACCATCAAGCTGTCTTTTGAAAACTGCGGATTAGTTATTAATGCTCTAACAGCCATATCGTCGTAGAAGTCAAATAACACCGCTTTCCATTGTTTTGGTTTAACAGCTTTAGCAGCATCAGTCATCTGTTCATCTGCGACTAAAACGTGGTCTTTTACAGTAATTTCTTCTAGAATTTTGTAGCCGAATGCAATGTTTCTGTCAATGTTAATATTTCTAACATAAGCATACTGAAGTGGTATTTCACCTGCCGGATGGTACGTTGTGACAAAATCTTGTATTACATAAGCTCCTTTGTCTAGTATAACAGTAGAGCAGCCTTTTTTTACTAAGAAATCTCTATTGTTATAGTCAGCTAAATCGCCTATAATTGCATTTGAAGGAACTGGCATATCAGGGTAAGATTTGTTATTCACATCCAATTGCGGAGTGTCCTGTGCTATGCGTGCATGAATTGAACAAGCGTTCGCTGCTGCTTCATAATCCATTCCGCTAGAATTAGGAGCGGGGCAAAGTACATTTGTAACTTGATTAATTCTTGCTGCCAAGTCTGTTATTGCTGCTAAATCATCTTTGTCATTTAGCACTGAGCCAAATAATGCGACAAACGGCTTGAAAACATCACCAACAAATCTACCTGTTGGATTTTCATCGTCCGGAGCGCCATTAAAAGCTTCTAGCTCACTAAGTTGAGATTCGCCGTAAGAGTTTAAAACGATAGTGTACCAATCGCTTCCAAACTGAGAAAAAGAAGCTGCTAAATCAACAGCACCTGCGCCCGGAGTTACGCTTGTTTGAGCATAAGTTAAACCAGCTAAATTACTACCAGTATCTACACTCACTTTAACTTGCGCACTGGTAGCTCCTTCCCATTTTGTAGTGAAGGTAACAACACCAGCAACATTCGCAGCACTGACTGGGCTGCCAAGTACGCCGCTAATTGCGTCTACTATTTTATCTCCTATTTCAGTAGCTGTGTCTCCTGTTGAAACTGCAAAAGAAAAGCTCTGAAAATCTATGCTAGCTCTACCCGCCACTACCATTGTATGAGTCGCGTTCGCCGTAGCTGTGCCAGTTACAGTGATTTTAATTTCTGAAGCTGTCGCTCCGACATCTGAAATCTGCGGAAAAACAATGGTAGGAATTCCTCCTACTCCGTCACTTCCTACTGGTCTTAAAATACGCATCATTGCATGAATCGGACTACCAAAGCCGTATGTTTCTCCAGCCTCTTGCGCTGAAGTAATTTCTTTTTTATCAGTGCTAAGAGTGCCTTGATTTGCTGTATTCGCTTCTCCAAAAATTGCGATAATCTGAGGTAGGTTAGGCGTATCTTCGCTGAAAAATCCTTTTTTAATTTTGTAACCGGCTACCCGGCTTCTTCTTTCTACTCCAATTGCTGTTGAAATTGCTGTCATTTTTTTATGCTTTTAATTTATATTGATATCCTAATTCCGTCAAATCTAAATTCACTTTCGAAATATTGTTTTCGAGTTGTATTCCTGTCCATAATTCTTGGCTTTCGTTTAGCCTTACTTCAAACGTTATTCTAGCCATACGCGAGAAGCCTGCATCCTGCGTGTTTTCCTGTCCAAACATATTAACTCCGTCAACTTGTTTTCCGCCGACACATCCTACTGGAAACAGCAGTGTGAGATATTTGTGCGACTGTAATATGTAGCGGCACATTCCTACGTATTTTAACAGCTTAAAAGCAACTACTTCATCACCCGGAATTGTTGTTTTTGCTTTGCCTGTAGCATAAACATCTATGAAGTAAGTCGCGTTGATTTGCGTGTCACTTTGTGTTTTTCCACTTGGCGTAATATTGTCAAATAATACATTGACCACTACCTCTTCAGTCTTATCAACGGATGTAATTCGCTCTAAAAAAACAGTATGATTTTCAGGTAGCGATTGCAGTGTCTTTTGATTATCTAGCTCAACAGTTAATATCTCGCCAATTTGCCTTGCAGCAAGTTCAAAATTTTGAGCCGGGATTATTTCTGTTATTATTGCAGCCATTTAAGTTTCATCTAAATCTCCTAGAACGCAAACAATGAGTCCAAGCGTTTCGTCGGGAAAATTTTCTTTAATAATATATTTTTTAATAACACCACTACTATCTTTTACTTCAATTTTGTGGTTTAGTAATTGTACTTCTTCATTAACTCTAACAGGGTATCCCGCTGCATTAAGCACTTCCTCATCTATACAAATATGAGCATTTTTTGCATTAATTGGAGCTCCATCTGTGTCGAAGCTAATGTGGTGCTTTGAAGCCCAACCTGTAATTTCAATTGATATGCTTGAAGAAGGGTTTGTAATAGTTATACTACTTTCAAACCCGCCTCCGTTAACATATTTCTTGGCGTCTTTTCTAGCTGCCTGTAAAATGCTTCCAGCCATTTTTACTCAAGTAATTCGTGAGCAAGAACGTCTGTAATCATTTCTTTTTGAGTGCCTTCCTTAGGGCTTCTACATACGATAGCTAAGCTTTCAGCGTAATCAAAAATATCACTCTTTGACATAGCTAGCAATTGCGTTTCGTCAAGTAGCTCTTTTTTACCTGAGCTATCGTCTTCCGCTGCTGCTTTTTTGCTTTTTTTAGCTTTAACAATGTACCCTTTTTCAATAAGGACTTTAGGGTCGCCAGCAAGCTGTGAAGCGTTAACTTCTTCGCCATACTTAGCGACCTTATTTCCTAGAATTGAAATTTGAATACAGTCTACAATAAACTTTTTCATTTCAGTTCAGTTTTAAATAATTAATCAGTTAATACACTTAGTGTATAAACTCTGTCAACACTTATTGGAATTGCAAGTGGAGCGGATGCGATTTCAAACCAATGCGCTTTCTTTACTGGGTCAATATAGTTGTTGATATAAAATTCAGCTTCAATCGGCGAAATGAATTGCGAAAATTCAGCACTGTTCTTGTCGCGCATAATTGCAGGAATACCCGCGTAAGACGTAACTCCTTTAAAATCATCCGGCATTAATAATACTTTATCAGCATCCAAATAAGTTGTTTTGTCGCCGTTGGCAGCTTCATAGAACTC